AGAACCAGTTAACCAAGACTTCATACGTCTGTCTTCTGTTTGAGAAGCTCTATAACGTACATGTAAGAATGGTCGTCTGATGTTTGTTCCTAGAATTTGGTCATAAACTGTTGAAGTTCCAGCAGGAACTAAAACACCTTCGATTGAAGAGATACCTGTCTGAGCACCACGTGTAGAAGCGTCATTTAAGTATTTCCAGTCAGTCTTATAGAAGTCATAAGAACCTCTTCTGAAACCACTAAACCCAAGGTTTAATGCCATTTCTTCAGAATTTTCAAATAATCCATAAGCTGTACCACCTTGAGCACCATAAGAAACATTAGCAAGCATGTTGTCAAACTCTAAAGATGTTTGTCTTTGTAAGAATAACATGTTTTCTTCAATTGCTCCCTGAGTATCTAAGTTTTTAAGGATTTCATCAAAGTCATCTAAGCCAGAAGCTCCAGCAAATCCAACTTCAACATTACCTCTAGCTTGAATAGCAGCAAACATACCTTCAGTACCGTTAAATCCAGTAGCAAGTGCACCAGAACCAGCAGCAGCAATTTCACCTTCAACCATACTCATTTCAAGATAATCTTCAAAACGTAGTCTAGTTTCTGATTCAGCTTTTAAATACCATAAATATCCAGTAGTTCCATCTTCAGTAGCAACTTCAACCCAACCAATCTGAGACATATCAGATCCATTGACAGTATAAGTGTTACGTATAATAATTGGAGAGTTTGAATATTGTGTAAAAGTTGGAGTTATACTAATATTAGTATTTGCAGCACCAGCACCTTGGTTTGTTAAGTTAGCAGCAGTACCATTATAGTTTACTATTGCAGATCCTTTTCCAAATTCTGAACCGTATACAAATATTTTAACAACAGCACCTAAACCAGCTGTAGTAGCAGCGGTATAAGGTTGTACAACTAAATCTCCAGCACCAGCAGCTCCAGGAGCGGCAGTGTTACTAGAAGTAACCATACATTTTAATTCATTACCGTTAGCATCCATAGCCACAATTGTTTGGCCTGGAGATACAACGTTAGTGATAGCTTCAACAACTGGAGGTCCAGCAGCTCTAACCCTTACAGGTATTGTTATAGTAGATACACCACCTGCAACTGCGTTAGCACAGTTATCATAAGCAATGTGTAATCTATTTTGTTCTGACCAAACAACTTGATCTGATGTCATAGGCATTTCTGCGCCTACCATTCTTAAGAATCCAGATAACGTTCTGTTTCCATAACGCTCTACTTCTTGTTCATATATTTCTGGTAAATACTGTTGAGCAAAATCAGCAAAGTTTGCGCCAGCACTATTTGTCCATTGTAAATAGTTTGTTTGCAATAATTGTTGCGATTGCGACGGAATTATTGAACCAAACTGTGGAGTTAATACACCCATAATTTCTTTTTATTAATTTTTAATTAAACGTTCTTTTTTTTAGTCTTAATTTTGAAGAGTCAGAACCACTAATTGCTTTTACTTTTAATCCTTGAACAAAAACTTCACCACTCATAGTTTTACGTGGTTCAGTACTTATATTCTTAGATTTAACTAATTCATTTTTAATAGCATCAGTTTTACCTTGCTCATAAAAATGACTAGCAATTGTATCTGCATTTCTGGCTGCATATATAGCTTTGTGATAACCTTTAGTGTCAACTATTTCTCCATTATCATTTAAGAACGTCCCAATGAAATTTGAAATATCACTTTGTTGGTTAGCAACACTTTTAACATCTTTAACACCATATCTAAATTTTTGCTCACCTATTTTGAAATCAAAACCTTTGAAATCTTCATTAAGTAAATTATTAGTACTGGTTAAAAATTTTTCATGTTTAACTTTATTTGCTTTCTGGTCTTCAGTGTAGCGATTGAAAAAGTCAGTAGCTTTCTTTTGTTCTTGGGTTACGCCTGGTCTCAACTTGATCTCATCGTAATATTTATCCTTAAGAGTTGTAAGATAACTTTTAGCTTTTGCAATTTCTTCTTTATACGCAAGTTTTTTCTTTCGAATGTCTCTTGCTTCATCTAATTCCTCATCAAACGAAAAAGAGTCTTCTATTATAAATCCTCTTTCTTCTGCGTTTAAATGTGGTTTAGCTGCTTTGTAATATTCATGTAATAGAGCATCGTCGTTTATATTTGTATAATCAGCATTAAGACGGGTATAATCTTCAATAGTACCGCCTGTTTCCTCCATAAATGAAACTAATTTTTCTATATTCTCAGGGAGTTTTTGTGTTTCAACTTCCTGAGGTATTTCTTTTTGTTCTTGTGAGGTAGTGGTAGTTTCAACGCTTGATTCCACTCCGCTCTCGTCAGTTGAACTATCTTCATCACTTATTAATTGAATAGGAGAAGTGTTTTCTTCTTCCTTATTTATTTCTTTTTCTTCTTTATCTTTAACATCGGAAGTGGGCTCTTGTACTTTTTGCTCCACTTTAACCAAATTTCCGGTAGGTTTATTTTCATCCAATTTTCCTGTTTCTTTGACTTGAATGGCATTTTCCTCTTGTTTTTTGAAATCCATTTTCAATGGATCACTTGTTGATTTATTTAAGTTTTTAGGTCTTTTTTTAACCTTAGGTATTTTAAAATCACCTTCTTGTTTTATAACATCGTTTGATTTTACTTGTATTCCTTCTTGTATTTCTTTTGTAGTTGACATAATATAATATAATATAAATTAATAATTTTACCTTGGGGTAAATTGTTCTAAACCAAACCCATCTAAATTATCATTACCAGCTGATTCAAAATTCTTTGGTAATAAATCATTTTGTCTTTGGTTTATTAGTTCACTTTGTTGAGTGCCCTGTATTTTTACTCTTTTATCTTTTCTATCTTCAATAAGTTGTTCTTTATTTCTTTGAGCTTCTGATTGAAGTTTAGCTAAGTCTAATTGATATTTAAACTCTTCAGCCATTAATTGTTTCTTAATTAAAGCCTCTTGTTCCATTCTCTGTATTTCAAACTGCGACTTTGCCTGTTCTATTTGAACTTTAGTTTGTGCCACGGCTTGTTCTTTTTGCACCTCGGCCATTGCTGCTTTCTCTGCAGATTGTGCGTTAGCATTTGCTTGAGCCTGTATGTTTTCTAATTGTTGTGCTCTTTTAAGTTCTTCTTTTTTCTTTTGTCTAAACTTAAGCATTTGATTGGCTAACTTAATATTTTGTATTTCTCTTATATCTATTGCATCTTCTAATCCAATATTACCAGATTTCAATGCTATTTGTATATTTTGCTCTAATTGAGCTTTTTCTTCTTCATCAGGTTCTAGTTCTAAAAATATACCAAAATCATGAATATGTAATTTATCTATTTCTTCTAATGTATTTACATTAAATGTATTTATACTACCTAATAATGATTGTTTAGTTAAAGGAAATTGTAACATATCACTAATTCTTAAACTAATATTTTCACACACTCTAACAGTCATATACATTAAAGATTGTAATATATGTCTTGTAGCTGTATTAGAATTAGCAGCAGCAAGTTTTTGTAAACCAACTAAAGCGTTTTTATCTGGAGTACTTCCATCTCTAGCTTCATTTAAACCAGTAACATCTCTTATCATTTGAAGATAATATTGATATGTAGAAATCATTGATTGAATTTTAGACATACCACTAGATGTTTGTAACTCTTGTATTGGAACTTTACCCCTATTCATGTCACCATCCTGTGTAAGAGATCGACCTACAATACTACCAGTTTGAAAATACATATTTAATGCTTCTTGTGCATTATAATTAGTACCATTACCTAGATCTACTTCAGCTAATCCATCTACGTCAACATATACACCATCTGGTACTATACGAGATAATACTTGTTGTAATTTTAAATGAGTTACTTGAATCATATCAGCAAAACTAGTTGTTCTACTAACTATAGACTCAATACGCCCTTGATACATTCTAGGCGCTGTAATTATATAATTCATATTTACCTTAGTGGTGTCTGAATATGGTCTAGTCATATTTTCAGATAATTTCCAAG